CGAAACTATAATCGTAGATACCATCTGTATTTAGGTATAGAGTGCCTAAAACTACGCCGTCCTCACCTTCAATGATGTCAATAAAAGTTAATGTCGTGTTTGATGCATATTTTCGGGCAAATTGATATGCCATAACGAAAGGGGTACGGCTATTATTAGCAGAGTAAGCTCTAACGCCTGTTAGCGTGTTGCTGTCTGCGCTAACAAAACCAACATCGAAGCATAATGCTATAGACTGTTCTTTAAAGTCAGCTATATACTCTTGCACATCTAAAAGCGAGTTAAGATCTGTATTATTCTTCATCTTCATTTATTACTAAAGTTATACTATATATTTGCACCTTCGCAATGCTTTGTCAAGAATATTTTGGACTAGATAATACCAAGTTTTCTCTTAGCTAAACTAACTATCTGTCTTATGTTTTCCCTAGAGCAATTATAAGCCTCTCCGATCTCTCGCAATGTCTTTTTATCTATAAAGCGCATGTGCATTATCTTTAAGTATTCAGGTTTTAGACTAGACGATCTAGCACCGATGGCTAGGTCGTTTAATATATCTATAACAAGTTGGTCATTTACTTTATTAGTATGTACTCCCATTAGTCCCTTTCCATTACGTTATTGTATAAATTATCTAGGTTATCTAACTCTTCCTCTGGTAGAATAACATCGTCTGGGTTAACTGTAGTGCCTTCCTCTTCTACTGCGTCCTCTTGTATCGACTCAACCACTTTTTGCTTAAGTTCTGCGGCGGTCTTCTCTATCCGCATTCTATTTTTTGTCATGTTCGCAATAAAATTAGCATTAGTTTGTAGTCTCTTGTGCGTGTCCCATATATAAGACAGTGTTTCCAGATTTTTTACTGAATTAGCTTTAGCATTTGCACTTATTAGGTAATTTGCGTCGGATATTAATTCAGGCGAGTCCGCTTCTGGATCTTTAACGTCTTGCGTAGGTATACAAAATACTTGTAATAAAGCATATTTATGAGCAACGGACATAGCTTTATTAGAAGCCTTATCGCCACTGTCCATGCCTTCGCCAATTGTATTAGTTTTTACAAAAGAACCATCCACAGTAAAAAAAGTAAAACGAATGTTCAAGATCCTATAGATTAGCATTCCCCCGTTTTTCGAGGGTCTTTCTTCATTTTTTTCTGAAACAATTTCCGACGTCGTAAAAACCTGGTGCTTTGCCATGTGCTTGTTTAGTTCGTTATACACAGCGTCTACGCCTCTAAACTTATAGCGTTGTGCATCGTTGCTAGAATTTTTGGCAACTGGGTTAATATCTGCCATTACGCCCGATATCCTAGAATAAATCAGCCCCACTTTCTTGTCCTCCTTTTTACTAATCTTTCTTACCATGTCCAGCCTTTCCGTTTCCGATATTTAAAAATGAGAAAGCAGAATGATTAGCAATAAAGCTAGGCAAAAATGCACACTCTGGGTCTTTGATAATCATATCGTCTAGCTCTGCCATAGCTTCTAATAGATTAAACTTGCTTAAGTCGTCGTTATAGTGCCACAGCCTCAAATAAGCCATTACCAAAGCCCTCTGTTGCACTGGATTTAATATATCTTTCATCTTCATTATTGCAACTAAATTTATATCTAACTTTAACCTATTACTAATACTTTGTCAAGTGCTTAGAGCTAAGTTAGGAAGGGAGTATTTTTTATATAAATATTCTTTAAGCGTTATTTTTTCCGCCGTTTTACTTCTTAAAACTACTTTTTGCCCTATTCTTTCGCCTCTTGTTACCGCTTCGTCAATTATTATCCGTATTTTCTCATTAAAATCTTTATTATTCATTTTTACAAGCTTTATACTTAAATTAAAGTAAAACTTAGCATCAATCTAATTTCTATATATACTAACTACTAGCTAGTAGCATATAAACAGAAGCAATTAAAAGCACTATAAATAACGTCCATAAAAAAAGCAAAGTTATTAATAATTCTGTTCTATTATTCTTCATTTTCTACATTTTTAGATTTAATATACATAACTACTAGAGACCGTACATATGCCGAGAGGCTCATGTTTTTATTAACGGCCTCCTTATCTATTGCATTGTAATCTTCTTGTGTAAATCTTAAGCATACTATCTTTGTTTTTAGTATCTTGCCCATCGTCTTTTAATAACTGGATTTAAATAATAATTAATAAACTAATCTGTCATCGGATTGAAACAACTGTAGCGGGCTGCATCAATTACCCGTTCGCACTTTTGTGTAAGTGTACAATCTGCATAACAACGTTCAGCAAACTCGTAGTATTCCTCAACTTTCTCTACAGCATCTTCTCTTTTAACACTAAGCAGGGTATATTTTGACATTATCTTGATTACACGATTTATATAATCCTGCTTAGTGTGTACTTTCATCTTCATCGTTTTTGTCGTTACCGACTTAATAAGTTATAAATAATTGTAATACATTACTGTGTACTTTGTCAAGTACCTTAGACCGAAAGCTTACCGAATACAGCGAAGTTGTAAAATAGGGTACAAGTGCTAAAATAAAAGCAAATGGAAGCAAAAAAGCAGGATTTTACGATAAAACAGCTAATGGGAAGGCATAAAAAGGTCTTAACATTAGAAGTGCTATCCAAATTAGAGGAAGCGCTGAAAAGCGATTTTACAATCCAAGAAGCTTGCATATACGCAGGCATAAACGATTCTAGCTACTATAACTACCAAATGCTGTCTACACAATTCAGATTAAAAATGGAACGTGTACGGTCTTTTGTTTCTTTTGCTGCAAAAAGAAACGTCGCTAAAGCCGTTGTAGAAGGGTCTATAGAAGATTCTTGGCGATACCTAGAGCGAAGGCAAAAAAAGTTATACTCTACTAGATCTGAACTTTCCGGAGAAGACGGGGAACCCCTAAAAATGGAGGTTAATATAACAAACTTTAAAGGATTGACCGATGAGGAATTACAGAAACTTGCTAGAGAAGCGACTGGAGCGGATACAGAAGGCAAATAGCGACCAGCTTTATAGGCGGGATCTCTTGCTGGAATGTGCATCCGACGATCTTTTATGGTTCGACACTTTTGCGTGGACCTACGACCCCCGAAATAAAATAGCTAAACTACCGCTGATGCTTTACGAAGGGCAGCAGGTCGAGTATTTAAGATACTTAGAATCTTTATTAAAAAATCCGCGCGATGGTTTTGTGGATAAGCCTCGAGATGTAGGGATCACGGTCATCACGATGAATTTCTTGCTAAAGCATTGGCTGATGGACGATTTTTTTAATGCTCGCGTAGGATCTAGAAAAGAGGATTATGTAGATTCTGCAGGAGACCCCGACACTTTATTCTATAAGCTAGACTATACAATTAGAGAATTACCTGCGTGGATGAAACCCCAAGGTTTTCGGATGGAAAAGAACAGAACATACTTAAAGTTAACTAATCCAGCCAACGATAACACTATTACAGGGGAATCAGCAAATCCCAGCTTTGCTAGAGGCGGAAGGCAAACGATGGTTCTGTTCGACGAATTTGGATTCTGGGGATGGGCTAGGCCCGCGTGGGAATCGGCGGGAGACGTAACAAAGATTAGACTGGCAGTTACTACCCCCCCCGATAACGGGAAGACTTCGCATGCGTATAAATTAATAGCAGGCTTAGCAGGTAAAGTAGATGTATTCTCTATCGATTATTCGGCTATCCCTGCTAAAGGCGCAGAATGGCTTAAAGAGCAAAGAGGTAGAAGGTCTAAAGAAGAATTCGAGCGGGAAATCTTAAAGTCTTACACGGGATCCATGGAGGGAAAGGTCTATCTATCGGAATGGCAAAAAAGCGTTAAACTTTCCGACGTTAATTACAACCCCAATTTACCGCTATTTATTTCGTGGGATTTCGGATTGGATACCACCGCATTGATCTGGTGGCAAAAGGATATGGCGAAAAAGAAGCTATACATAATAGATTGCTATAGTAATGTTAATAAGTCTATAGATTTCTATATCCCTTTTGTAACAGGGCAAGCGATTTCAGGGATGCATATTTATACACAAGAAGACATTAGCAAGATTCAGTCCCATGTCGACTTTAAGAAAGACGTTAGCCACTTTGGGGATCCTAATGTAGACAGCAGAAGCGTAATAACTGGCAGCTCTACACAGACGGTATTAAATAAGTACAATATATATGTAACGTCTAAGCCTTGGGGCGGTAGGAGTCACAGAGATCTGAGGGAAAAGACAATATTGATGCTTAGGTATACAGAAGTAGATCAGCGGCGTTGTGCGCCTTTAATAGACGCTATGGAAAATGCTCGATATCCTAGGAGATCAGAGGACTCGCAATCTACAGCAGAGGTTAATAAACCGATACACGATTATACTTCTCACTACCGTACGGCCGTGGAATATTTTGCAGATAACGAACCACAGTATTTAAGTAGAGAAGAGGAAAAGATAGAACCGATTAGAGGGTATCGGCCTAACGGCGGATACTAGAGGACATGCAGATTAGCATTTGCGTAACAAAAGGCAGGAAAATCACCGTGGTTTAATACATTTGCGTAACATTCCCACTTTTTACTATAGGGCAACCTAAAATTTGAGGGTGGAGGTGGTGATCTATTTAACTTAGTGCTAGTATTATTTTAATTAAATTTAGTACAACCAAAAAATGGAGTACAAGATAACTAATGTTTCTGATGTAACCGTGAAAGTTAAGTGGACTATTCCACTTTTAAATGAAAAGGATCGCAGCGATTGGGAGGAATACAAATTAAGTGCTGATTTTATAGGACAGCTCGATGAGGAGAAGATAGCAAATAGCAAAACACCGATGGCTAAGAGATTTACAAACTGGCTATCTGGAAAAGAGCTAGGGTCTATGTTTAGGGAAACTTACATAGTAAACGGGATTAAATCGGTAGTGCCAGCTTATTTTTTTACAATTAAAGCAGGCGAAGCAATAACACTATCTGAGGAAAGAATGGAGCAATTAAAATACCTGGTACGAAAAGAGGTTATGCAAAATGAGGACACTATAAAGCGTTCAGGCGGTAAGTTAAAAAATCCGCAATTTGAGGGTTTCTTAACAATAGAGTTAGACGACGAATCGGAATGGCGAGGTCTGAACAGGAAATCTTTAATTGCAAGGGCTTTGAAGGCTAAATTAGAACATGACCCAGAAGCAACCAGGGACGAGCTTATAAAACTATTAGAGAGTAATTAAAGTAATGCAGCCTAGTATGGTTACCTGCGACCAGTGCAAATCTAGTGTAACTTACAAGCAGGCGGCGATAGTGTATAAGAAATCTTTAGGGAAAACGCTTACCTTATGCCCTAAATGTAATCATACTTTTTACGGGCATGAGGTGCGGAATGTTACAATTAGCAAACAGAATCTAATAATCGCAAATCTATCCGATTTAAACGAATTAAAGAAGGATCTAGAGACTTGGAATAATACATTATTAGAAATAACATGAAACTAAATCTAACATTTAAAGAGAGCGAGGGCGTTGTTTCAGAAACAGTAGATTGTAGTTATGAAGAAAGTAAGATCCTACTAGAAATACATAGGTTTCTACAAAATAACGATTTTGGCGAGTTGACTATAAAGAAGCATAATAATTCAATTACTTTAATTATAGGTAATAAACAACAATTTACATTTGATGGCTAAAAAAGACGTTAAAAATAGCACAGAGGCTAAGTTAGAAAGGTTTGATAAATGGGTTGATATCCACGATTATGACACTTCTAAGAAGGGGAAAAGTGCTACGCAGAAGGATTTCGACGACGTAGAACTAGTTAGAGGGCACTATGAAGATGCAAAGCGTGAAATAGAAAGCGGTTGTTATTGGCCTTCTTCTCTAGGAGACGAATCAGATACAGTGTCGGGCAGCTCCTGGCGGACACATAGGGAAAAGAATTTAAAAATGTGGATGCAATGGGCAGTCGAACCATCTAGCGACGACTACAGATCAAATATTAAATCACCTATGACATTAGGTAGAATTGAGTCGACCTCACAGAAACAAAGAAAACTCACGATTCAATTTTCCGCTAAAGCAACATTCGATGAAGATAGACAAAAAGCAAAGATTTTTGAAATTATAATTAATCACATTATGGCGACGACAGAGGGGCGCAAAGAAATTGCGTTAGCATCTAAAGAATCCTTAATTTTTGGGAATGGGTACTTCCAACTTAAATATAAAGAGGTATGGGTAAAACATACATACAGAGAGAAGAATCCTAAAAGGAGTAAGGACGTAACCGAAGGAACTGAGACTGAGATTAAAGTAACATATCAGAAACCAGCACTCGAATGCACTTACTCTGACATAACGATCGAGTACATCCCGACCGAAGAAATTTATTATGACCCGTCTGCAAAACAAATGCAGGGTGTAAATAAATCTGCACGCTATGTAATGCGCAGGAGAATAGTAAACATAGACGAGATTAGATCCACTTACGCTATAGATCCAGAGGCTAAAAATCTAGATAAGATAAAAGCATCTGGAGGTTACTCCGCCACAGATCAGCGCATTTTGTGGTCGGCGCCAACCGATATATTACTAGACGATGATGCTGAGTTGATAGAGTACGAGAATAAGATGTTAGATAAGCACATAGTATTAGTAAACGACATCCCTATTATTTCAAAGCCTCTTCCAAATAACCATAAGCAACTAACTTACCACGAGCTGCCTTGTATCGTTTTCCCCAACCAAAAATACGGCATGGGCCTCCCTGACTTGTTGCAGCACCAGCAGATCGCAGAAGAAATATTGATTAACATGGTGATGGATAAGATCTATGAAAGCATGAACAATACTACGTTTATAGATAAATCGGTATGGGGAGAGACTACAGCCGCATTAATTAGAGCAAACAGTAAATATATCCCTATAGACACATCACAATCGCCAAGCATAGGTAATAAGATTATGCCTATGCCTTACAATCCAGTGGGCTTTGATGCATTTAAAGCGCTAGATCTTATCTCGAAAAATGCAACTATAGCCTCTCAAATAGACCCCACGCAAACGTCAATTGTTCCATCTAATGCCCCTGCCACGTTTGCGGTAATGTCTAAGGAAACGGCCGAGAACATGATAGCTAATATCGTAGACAATTGGGCTATGTACGGCCTTTATAGCGCAGGTGCACAGTTACCACAAATGATTAAGCAATTCTACAGTGAGCCTTATGTTAAGGGTATGCAGCCAAGGGACGCTAAGAAGATCGAGGATAATCTAAGAACTATTAGGATAGAAGGTAAAAAAGTTGAGATTGACAGCGGATTAGAAGAGGTAAGAATTAGCGACGATAAGCAGAATTACTCTTTCTTACAAACTAAACCAGAATACCTAGACACAAAAGGGGAGATAGAGGTGCAAGTAACTCCAGATTCACTAGAGATTATTTCGCGAGGTCTGGAGATGCAAAAAATATCGAACATGATGACCCAGGTGATACCGTTAGCCGCCAACCCAGATAATCCGCAAAGTGTTGCTATGAACCCGAACGCAGTGTTTAATCTAAAAGAAGTGGCTAGCTTATATGTAGATACTTTCAATGTGCCGTCTAAGATTTTGTTGAACCAAGACGATTCTGACGCAGTCGAGATTGCTGACGCGGTCTTAGAGACTAATAGAATGTTAGAGGGGAAGATAGTAGACGGTAGACCAGGGCGCAGTGAGGTGCATCTGCAATACCACGACCAGGTTGCTGAGTCCTTGGAGAATACTAATCTTATGTACGAGCAGACAATTAGCGAGATGGCACAAGAAGCACCAGAGACGGTGGGACCAGATGGAATGCCTATAATGTCCAACTTCGAGCCGCCTGCTGATATTGTAAAAGCTATGGAGAGAAACAGTCTAACAATAAGTAATTTAAGGACACATCTGGAAAGGGACATGACGCTGCCAGTAGTAGCATCTAGGATGCCAGCAGCTCCAGCACCATCAGCCCCAGAGCCAGTTGAACAATCAGCCCTAGGCATGGAAGATCCAATGGCAGCAATGGGTGGAGCGCCAATGATGGACCCAGCGATGCAGGGTGGTTTCCCTAACCCAGGTTTAGGCCCAGTTTAAATTTACAGAATAACAACTATGGATATCTTTGAGAATGTTGAGCTTCCGCTGGATGCGTTAAGCGATGACGACTTACTTATTATACAAAGATTTAAAGACGATCCCCTGTTTGGTATCTTAAAAAAGATCTTTGCAATAAGAATAGTGAAGGCAAGGGATATCGTATTCAATTCGGTGCCGTACAACGCAGATATACACAGAACACTGAACGGGCAGGTGGAGACCATGAAGTATCTACTAGATTTACCCGAGAACGCGAAGGTTATTATAAATGCCAGGGCAATGGCAGCAAAGCTAACCAGCAAGCCAAAATCTTGACATCTTTTAAAAAAGAAGAGAGAATAGGGCTATTGACTACTAGTACAAAACGGAAGAACCGACTGTATAGCGTGGACTAATCCTCTATCGCTGTGGTCGGTCCTTTAACTTTATATCCCAAAGAAATGAACGAAGAGACTGATGTTTCGGATGAGACTGAGCTAGACCCTTCTTTACAGGCAGCGTTTGACGCAGCAGCTAAAGGAGATACTTTAGACAAAGACTCATCTAACTCCCCCGACCCTGTGGTCGGACACGAGGAAACTAAAAACGACACAGGTAAAGATGTTGCAACTAATCCTATTAAGGAAGAAGACAAGACATCTGATAAAGAGCCCGACGTAGAGACATTAAAACGAGAATACGGAAAGCTTAAGCAAACACAGGAGGAGTTTAAAAAAGTTCAAGATTCGGTTAAAGAAAAGGATGAGCTACTTCAGTTTTATGAAGGTTTTGTGACTGAGTCTGAGAAAAGATATAGAAGCGCCTTGTCAAAGAAGGGTGCTACTCCAGACCAGGTAGAGCAGATTGTAGGTCAATTAAAGACTAACAACCCAGAGCTATGGGGACAAGCACAGACCCCACCTTCAAAGAATGATACTAGCGCAGACATACAGAGACTGATCAATGAACATCCTGATATACAGTTTGCAAAAGGACAGAGGGAGGCAGCAGATGCCCAAAGAGTCGAACAGAGGAAGGAACGAGATACATTGTTCGCATCATTCGAGGCTGAAAGACCTGATATTTATGAGAACAGGAGCCCTGAGGATGCATCTTCTATAAGGAACTCGATTGGCACTATCTCTCAGAGTATGCAGAACACGCATAAGATGGAAGAGAAAGCTGCACTAGACTATGCGTATAACGCAGTCTTGCATCCCGAGAAGTTAAGAGAGGAAGGCAGAATGGAGGGATATTTCCAGGCTATTAACAGACAATCTGGAATTAGTAGTAGCCCTGGTGTAAGCAGTCCAACAAAGTCAAGTGTTGATACATCCTCTCTTACACAGTTTGAGAGAGAAGTAGCTAAGGAGACAGGATTAAGTCCTGAGGATTATTTAAAGTGGAAAAGAAAAAGTTAATTTTAAAATCTAAACATAATGGCAGCAGGATTAATGTATACTCGCGGCAGCTTCTATGGCTTGCCTGAGATTATTAAAAAGTATGATAGTAATGCAACTATTGCAAACGGTGATACAGTAGTTCTTAAAGCAAGCCAACTAGAAGTTGGTGCCGCTGCAGAGACTCTATTAGGTGTAGCAATACAAGCAATGACCGCTTCAACAGTTGGTGGTGGTGTAAATTGCACACCTGGACTTGTTGTAATAATGGATTCTAGCTCTACTGGTATCGTAGCCACAGACGCGGGTAAGTATTTCGATACTACAGGTGGTACTGGCGCACAAGCGATTGATATCTCAACAAGAGAGACTACTTATAACGGAGCTGGTACAGCCAGAGCGTTTGTATGTACTCTAGTAAATCCACAAGGGGTAAACCCAGTGTTGGATTCTGACGTTAGTGTCGGTGAGTTTGTGATTGTTAAGCATCAATTTATTAGATAATTTTATAGAATTTTAAGCAATGGGTACAACGACTCCAATGTCAACTCTGCAATTCGGAAAGGCAATCGATCCTGCTATCCGTCATCACTTTACAGACGAGATGGATCAAGTGAAATCTACAATGGAGAAAATCTTCACTGTGGAGAAGCAAGAGGATTATAATCAGAAAACTCAGAATTATTCTGACCTAGGTACACTTAGTATAGTTGGTGAGGGTCAGCCTTATCCATCTCAGTCTATCTTCCAGACATACGGCACAACTTTCACACCAGTCAAGCATGGTGGAGTGATTACGTTAACCGACGAATTTATTCGTTATGATAAGTCTGGCATTTCAAAGTCTACTAATCTCGCAAGAGGGCAAGCAGCAAGTGCGCGGAGATCGATTGAGAATAGAAGTGCTGGTGTACTCCGCAACGGTTTTAATACTAGCTTTACATCTCTAGACGACGGCCGCCGATTGTTTGATCTAACTCATGCTAGAGCAGATGGAAATGGTAATCAGTCCAACGTAAGTTCAACTGGATTGACTCTAACAGAGGCCAATCTAGAAACAGGTATGCTTGCCTTTGAGGACGTTTTAAGCGACACTGGACAATTAACAAGCTCTTTTGCTACTACTTTAGTAGTACCTAATCAACTCAGAAAAGAGGCATTAATTATAGCCCGTTCCGAGAAGAGAAGCGGAACAGCCGATAACGATCTTAATGTATACGATCGCAAAAATTCACAAGAATTTGAGGGATTAAGTATCGATAAAGTCATTGTTTGGAAATACTTGTCTGCAAGTGCTGGTGGTTCCGACACTGCATGGTTCTTGTTGGGGGACGAATGTCCTTTAACTTGGTTATGGGGCGTTAGACCAGAGGTTGGCAAGTTAAACGAAACCGTGGGCTACATGAACGATACTTTAATGTGGAAAGTACGATATGAGGCTTCAACTGGTTGGACAGACTGGAGAAGAACTTGGGGTTCAAAGGGTGATGGTATTTCTTATACATAAGTAATAAACCTTTGTGGTAGCTTTAGGTTAAACCACACCTCGTTATCGAGTCGACCTTATAGGTGAATTAAGGGAATATATTAAGATAACTAAAAATAAACATGGCAACAACAAATTTCTCAGGACCAGTGAACAGTGCTAATGGTTTCACAGTAAATGACGTGTCGGTTATCGGTTCGACTGGCGAGCTTGCTAATGTAGCTTATGCGGAAACAGTATCCAGAGATACTGGCACTTTTACCGTTACATCAGCCGAACTCCTAGCTTTATTCGCAACTCCGATTAGTGTCGTTGCGGCACCAGGTGCAAATAAAGCTATAACCCCCTTTCTATGGATTGCTTTTAAGCCAGCTGGCACTGCATATGCAGGCATTGCAGCAGGTGAGGACTTGGTACTAAGGTATACTGACGCTTCAGGCACTATCGTGTCTGGAATCGAGACTACTGGCTTCTTAGATCAAGCAACAGCACAAACAAGGTATGCATTGGTTCCACAATCAGCAGTAGGAACTGCTAGAGTAGAGCTTAATCCAACTGCAAACGCAGCATTGATGGTACACATGACCGCAGGTGAAATAATTACAGGAAACACTAGTCTTCTAATTAGAGTCTTCTACCGTGTTCTACCAACTGTACTATCTTAATTATGGGATTCGACTACGACAAGCACAAAGGAGAGGCAGAGGCTTATGCTAGTGCATCTAGAAGGGACGAGGCTATGTATAAAAAAGCTGGTTTCGAACACAGAATCGACCGAGCCAATGAGGCTTTAAGACAGGCTAAAACAGAGGCAGAAAAGCAGAAATTTGAGGAGATAAGAAATAAGTCGATTAAGATTTACAATAAGTATAGTAAATAAGTTTAACTCTTTACAATAATGTACATTGCAAGAGAAAATGGTGAAGGTTGGAATAAAGAGGAGTATGAGTGGAAGTCTGGCAGTGCTAATATTGCTGGCGTTAGTGGTGATGTTAATCTAAACACAGTCGCCGCATTTACTACGCTCTTTTCTGGTGTCCGTAAGAAGAGAGCACATTATATTAGTATCGAGACAACTGGAAGTGTATATATTAGGCTAAATAAATCAACAAACGATATTATCCTGGTAACTTCTACTACACCGTTCAGGAGTGATGTTATGGCTATCTACGCCATATTTGCTACTACGGCCGCTGCTGCAGTTACTATAACTGTTACGCTCATATAATGGATAAGCAGATATTAGAGAAACAAAAAACATTAAATGAGATAGCAGTGCGAACAGCTGACTTGAGACATCAAAACGTCTCAACAAAGCAAGAGACAGAGAAGATAGAGGCTGACTTCAGATCTAGCAAAGAGGCCTATGACCGATTTGTGAGTGAACTACAAGAGCTTGATGTACGTGTAGCAGAACAGCGAACACTGAAGATGGAGTACGATGTGTTGATTACCACCCTAGATAACGAGTCTATTACTAAAAGAGACTCTAATAGGGACCTAGACACAGATCTGGCGAGGAAGAAGGATACTCTAGCACAATTAGAGTTAGAGCATTCTAGAAGGCTAGTAGAGCTGGATAATCGCGAGAAGGTAGTGGAGCAACAAGAGAAAACATTAAATATGAATCAGGCCACTCTTGATGCCTATAGAGAAGAGATAGAGATTAAGGACGCAATGGTGACACGTAAAGAGAGACTTGTAGCAATGCTTAGTAAGACTGATAAAGACAAATAGTAAATGACAGAAGATAAAATCGTCAAAATTGTTGATGGTGACAACACAAACATCCAGGCTACCGTTCTGACACAGGGTGCGAATGGGGCTGTAGTTGTTACCATCTCTGATGGATCAGGTGGTACTATTACCGCATTTGGAGACACGGCCAACTATTCCTTTCGCTCAGATTCAACCACCACAACAGATATTACCTACTACGGATTTTGCGCAATGGGCAGTTATGCCTCCACAAGTGCAGCGATCTGGAGGGTCTTTAGATTATCCGACGTTGATGGTGAGGGTAAAACTTGGGCTGATGGTAATGCTAACTTTGATAATATCTGGAGTAATAGAGCGGCTTTATCTTATTCTTAACCTTTAACACAATGTGGGATAAAAAATTCGATAGAATAGAGAGATTGGATGACAACAATATGCAAGTTATTGTCAGACTTCATAATGACAAAGAAAGTGAAGATATAACGATTGCCTTCCAAATGGACGCAGATACTGACATTAATATCTTATTTGCTGAATTGACTGCAAAGGTAAAAGATAAGTTAGATTTCAAAGATTCAATTGACGATAAGCTAAACAAATTAAAAACCAAATTAGGAATAGAATAATATGGCAATATTAGGTGCAACCACTAATACCACTCTTAGCACAGCTAACGGTTTTGTGGTTAGTCACGCCTCTAATCTGGGTGTATTTAGTGCAACGCTTCTCTCTTTGTCTAGCTCAAGACAAATACCAATTACCTTCTCGGCGACTGGCAACCTCAAGTGGGTGGCGTTGTGTCTGCGTCCTGGTACTGGTTATTCAGTCACCGTAGACTTTCAAGAGTTTGTAGCGTCAGTTTGGACTACTCGAATAAGCAGAACGCTTACTAGTGCCGAGCTTGGTAACTCAACGGTTCTCACAACAACAGCTCTAGCAGTCCCCTTTGTTTTCTCAAGCAGTTATGCCTACACCACCGCAGCGAGTACATGGAGACTTAACATCTCATCTAGCGGAGCTGGAACGCAGCCTACTCTTGTTACCTCAAACGGTACTAATCCTTTTTATGCGACTTTCTCAGAGACTACCGCTACTTTTGCTGATAACGATACGATTGTCTGTGGCAGAGGAGACATTGGCACGGTTACAGTAGACCAAACAGCTACAGTTGTTGGTGTTCTTGGTACTGGGGACGCAACACAGTCAGTTGCTTTGATTGCGTGTCGAAGTACTGATGTCACGAATCAGGACTGTTTAATTTGGGGAACTGGTGGATCGTATACCCTCACGATTAGAGGCTGGGGTATACTTAGTCTATACGGTGGACTCAGGGCAGGTACATCTGGTAGTCCTATCACCATTACCAATAGAGGTAAGATCAGAATAGAAAATGCGACTCTTGGAACGGCAAGTAACACAGGGCTTAGAGGGTTAGGGCTTAATTCAGGATTGGTGCAAGAAGGATCTTCAGTTAATATCTTTGGACAACTCCCCACCGATCGCTATGCCTATCTCTCAGGTGCTCACACTTCAGGAGCTTCTTTTATCACTGTAGATAGAGACGTAAGTGCAGGAGCAGTAAAACCCTGGCTCAATGGAGACGTTATCTATGTAGGATATCGAGACGCGCTCACCACTACGGTGACAAAATACACGATCAGCACTATTTCAGGAACTCAAATTAACATCACAGGTACTCTGGCCGCTAACTATTTGGCAGGTGGGTTTGTCTTTAGAACGAACTTTACTGATTACGGCTTTGAAATTGAAAATGCAACATCAACTACATTCTTATCTACTGGTTTAACTTTTTATCCTCACTACTGGAACATTAAAGGATGTGCTTTACGCTCTATCGGCTGGACTGCACGAACCGCCACCACCGCTAATATTTATGAAGAGAATCTGACACGAAGGTCAATGCCAACCACTGATAGTAACTACATGTTTTTTCCCAACAACAGTAGTTTCTTTCTTCAGGCTTTATTCACGAAGTTCACTGGTGGAGCGGTGATTGATAATAATATTCTGGAGACTGGAGGCTTAATAAGTAACGGTACGGTTTTTTCATCTGTATATCCTTTTTATGTGCGAGGTAACTATCAAATGCCTTCTCTTGGAGGTACAGCGGTGATTCAGAATATCAATTATTACGAGAATAATATATTCGACAACTGTTATTTTACGAACGGTGGTAATGGTGGATACAACACAACGGGTGGCAGTTTCAAGGGGAATATCTTTCACAGTGGTGGAGGTTCAGGCACCATGATCTGGGGCATCAACTCTATTGTTAACCTGCAAGACACTGTGGGAAATGTTTTTCGGTCACTACCAATTCCGATCACCCTTTCTAACTTGGCGGTAAACTCGCTTATTAAAGAGTCAGTATGGGTATCAGTAGGTGCATCAGACATTAACCCCTCGGCTGGCTCATTTTTTACTAACTTTGGCTTTTCTAACGCAACAGGGAGTCCTACCTTTTCTGTTGCGAACCAATCAAGCTGGGCACCTAATTCGACCTTTTCTTTCGAGGATTACAACAACGTGGCTGGGGATAACCGTGTGTATAAGACAGAAGGTATTATCTTTTCAACAGGTTTTGGCTTAGCAGATACTACGGCTTTGAAGGCGAATAATTCTTGGGGTGTGGCTGTAGCAGGGGAAAAATCGGTTAAGTTTAGCCCATCTAAACCTTTATCATTACTAACTTATCAAGATAATAATGGCTCATCTTTAATTGGTAATTCGCAAAACCTAGACTGTAGTGTTTCTATATATATAAAAATCAACAACGCAACGTTTTATGCTGGTGTTCATACAAAGCCAACCCTTCGAGTAACCTACGACAACACTACCGTTATAACGAATGTGGCATCAGGCACAACAGCAGGGCAGATACTACAAGTATCTTTCACGCCTACTACTACAGTGCCTAAAATAACCGTTCAGCTCGAGATGCAAACAGATGCTACAGGCACAAATAGAGACGTGTATGTAGGCAAAGTGGTAATAAGAAACGGTTCTGGAGTGGTGATTGATACACAGAAACTCGATGCTTTTGACGATTATGGAATACCACTTGCTAGCTCAAGAACATTACCTACTGCAGATAATGTATGGAACGCTGTCTCTGTTAACAATGATTTTGCTGGCACGATGGGCAGGTCTCTGAACGATTCCACTAATAGCAAAGTCTGGGGCTATCAAACAAGTAACGTCGAGTTTACGAATACTGGGACTGCAGGGAGACTTTTAAATAAAGCGTTAAGTGTCCTAAAGTTTCTCGGTCTAAAATAAATGTTATTATCAATTATATTTAAAATAAACAACTAGACTATGCGAAACATCATTAGTTCCGAGGGTGATTACAACGAATGGGCACTGAAAGTGGCCGAACTAAAAGAGCAGAACAAACAATTCACAGCTGAGAATACTTCACTACTCGAAAGAGTAGAAGGGAATCAGGTTATCTTTAATGCTTCACAGAAGCAAGTAGATGATCTTGAGAATAGAACGAGGGTACTACAACTGGAAGTATCACAATTTGAAGCCGAGAAACAAGTTAAAGATAACGAGGTTAGTGTGAAACAGTTAGAGTTAGAGGCTATTAATAAGAGTCTAACAGAAATTGGTCAAAAGTTAGTTTTAACAGAGCATAAACTACTCGATCTGGATAAGGAAATCTCTAGCAAGACATACGAACTAACAGAGCGTGAGAAAAGTGTAAAGATGAATGAGGTTACATTATCTGACTACAAGCGTGAACTCGATCTCCAGAAGGGCTTACTAGAAAAAAGAGAAAGAATTTTAATTATGGAAGCACAGGCGAAGTAATATGCCTACTGAGCAACAGCATACAAAACTGATAGACGGTCTTAATGCTAACGTCTGGGCAACAATCTCTCAGAGAGGCGCCAAGGGGGTAGTTTCAACGGAGTTAGTAGATGCTTCTGGTAATCCTATTACTTCATTTGGGGGCGGTACTCAATATGTAGAGGGCGCTACAAGTGCCTCAATGACTGGTACAGTGGCTATGGGCGAGTCGACAGGGAATGCAATTCAGCCTCTCCAGTTGGATGGATCTAATAATCTGAAAGTTAATATTGCTGCTGGTAGCTCTTCAGGTACCCAATACACCGAGGATGCAGTAGCTGCAACTGATCCGATTGGTACGGCATTAAATTTAATTAGAGCAGATGCGCTAGGTGCGGCTGTCAGTGCAGATGGTGACAATGTCGCTGCAAGAGGAACTGGTAAAGGTGAATTATATGTAAAGCATGTAGACTCTATCCCTATTACAGATAACTCTGGTTCGCTAACAGTCGATGCACCAGTTGGCACGCCTGCTTTTGTTAGGCTGTCTGATGGTACTTCTGCAATAGCGACATTGCCTATTTCAGTTGCAAGTGTCCCGAGTCACCCTGTTACTAACGCAGGTACTTTCGCAGTACAAGAGAACGGCGCATCACTCACCGCCTTGCAATTACTCGATAATATCGTATCTGGTGCAGGAGCAAATATTAGCCAGATGAATGGCGTGGCAGTGACAATGGGTAACGGCGGCTCTGGAACTGGTGTTCAAAGGGTTACAATGGCGAGTGATTCTACTGGTATATTAGCAACTGTGACAACTGTGTCCACAGTTACTACTGTTTCAACTCTAACAGGTGCAAGTGTTGCACACGACGGCGTTGACTCTGGCAATCCACACAAGATGGGGGCAAGAGCTACCAATGTTGATATAGCTGCAGTGGCTAATAACGATAGGACAGATCTGGTTGCCACGTTAACAGGTAAACAGATTGTGCAGCCTTACGCTGCACCAGAGAACTATATAAGTGGCAACATTACCAGTGCTATGACTGGGACTACATCGACTTTATTAATAGCAGCGCCTGGTGCTGGTCTTAGAAATAATATTACTAATATAACAGTGTCTAATGCCCATGCTACAGTAGGGACTGATATTATCTTTCAAGATGGTGATGGCGGCACGGTACTAACATTATCACCTGCTGGCGCTAATTATGGCGGTGCTGCAATTAGTTTTAATGTGGCGTTAAGACAATCTCTTAACACAGCCTTATTTTGCGCAAATGTGACAACAGGCGCTAGCACTAAGGTGTCAGTAGTAGGTTACAGATCTGCTTAATATAGCTATTAAAGGTATAAGAAATAATGGTATTTGATAAAACATGGTTTATAAAAAACCAGAACGCCTTACTACTCTTTGCAAATTCTTTTATTGGGCATTTGGTACTCCGTATAGATAGTAGGCAAAGGATTGATGCAATTCTACCTAACGCAATCTTTACTTTTGGGGATAACGGAAATGTAAAGGGTGTATTTAGAACGCATGATAAATACTCGAAACGATTGTATTATGGCCTTAAACCTTTTTGGCAGGTCCTACACACTCTGGATATATTATTTAGTAAACTGGGAGCTAATATCAACTTTGGTTTTGATACGTTAACTGCTTATCCAGCTGCTGGTTCTGGGGGTACTACGGTGGACGGATATACAGCAAGAGTGTCTATAGACGAGACATTTGCAACTATCAGGGCTGGTGCTGGGAACCAAGCTGTCAAAACAACAACATTCGACTCTGTTACTAGACTTGCTGGGTCTACAACATCAAATCAATTTGCTGGGCTAAATCGTCCAATCTACACGTTTGATACCACTATAGTAAGTGGTACTATTAATTCCTCAACATTCTCACTATTTATAGATGGAAAACAGAATGGTGTGGGTGACGATGGTCTACATGTGGTAAGCGCAACACCTGCAAGTAATAACGACTTAGTCAACGCAGACTTTACCACACTGGGTTCTACCACATTTGGTTCGGTCACTTACGCAGGTGTTACAACTGGTGCTTATGTTGATATAACACTAAATGCGAACGGCAGGGCTAATGTTACACTTGGAGGCATTAGTAGATTTGGTGCTAGGGGTGCTTGGGATTTTAATAATTCGTTTACTGGGGTATGGGCAAGTGGTGGGGAATCAAGACTGCTAGGGTATTACGCTGATGAGGCTGGAACGTCCCGTGATCCGAAGCTCTTTGTAGATTACACACCTGCTGGCGGAGTTCTTCCTAGGCGCTTGGGTCTATTGGGGGTGGGACGATGATAAGCACAAGAAATTGATATCTTGTAGACAAAACAGTAGAATGAGTTAATTAACCTAGATGACGCACGATGGATAACCCAACTGCAGAAAAAGAAAAGGTGTCTCTATTAGCGCAGGATAAACCTTTAACAGTAGGGGAGAAGTGGGCGAGATTAGATCGGTTACTAGAAAAGCTCTGACTTCTACAGACTGAACACGGTACGGTTTTATGTCCTGTTATGCGGATAGAGGCACGTTCAACAGACTATGCCAACACTAACTGACTACACTACGACATCTACAACACTAACAGACTACGCAGGCGTGAATCCCATGTGGTGCTCTAATGATTATTGGTGCAACGTCTCATTTTGGTGCCTAGACTTTGCCTCACCTTTAACTGATTACTCTGGATCTTCTACTAATCTAACCGATTACACATATGGCAGCTAGTTTTCCAATAAGCATAGTAACACACAGTGATTTGATTTGTGGGGACGCTAGACTCCCTAAAGATCAGGTTAATGATGTCTTTGATGAGGTCATCGCTATCGAGGCAGCACTTGGTATTCCTGGAAGTGCCGTAGCCTCTAGTTTGGATTATGTGGTTAAGAATACTGTAGGAGGACATAGGCATAGTGGGGCAGATAGTCGCAAAGTCTTAGCTACTAATCTAGATGTGGCTTCTTTGACCTCTAATCAGTTACTAAGAGTAAGTAGTGGTGGAACTGCCGTAGAATCTAGTGGCAAGATAGCACCAGTTGGCGTGATTATAGGTGATACAGACACTCAGACTCTAACGAGCAAGACACTGACTCAGCCAACAGTAACTTTAAAACAGAGTACCACGCCAACACCCACCGCAGAGGGAGATATACAATGGGATACAGATGACAATGCTTTAATGATTGGAGATGGGGTCAATACCTTACGAACCGACTTTGGTGTATGGAGGACTTGGGTTCCCACGTTTACTAATCTTTCTGGGGGGACGTTGAACTCTGCAAGATATGCCCAACATGGGAGGACAGTGCACATTATGATCACCTACACTCTAGGAGGAGCTGGGGTATCAGGCTCCGTATCTTTTACGCCACCTATTAACCTTAATAGTAATTGGGCTAGTGTAGTTGGGTTCGCGCCAATCGGTCATGTGGGTATTGAGGATTTTGGGACTACCACCTACCTCGGCGTGGTTGGAGTATTAAGTGTGTCATCGTTGCGTTTGTACGTCCTTAACTCTGCTAGTACATACACAACCGAGAATCAATTATCTGCCACAGTACCAATGACTTTTGCAACTAGTGATAAGTTATTTATAACTGGTACCTATGAAATTTAACTAAATAGAATATATTAAATTATGAGTTTGACTTTATTAGAGATGAAGAGAAGAGCAGGGAAGATTCTGCAGATCTACTCTACAGCAGGTGGGTGGTTGACTAATCGAGGAGTAGCAGAGGTCGATATTGAGGAGATCGCAAACGACACATATAGGAACGACATCTTTCCGTTATTCGCTCCACACAATCCGTCTGATTTTAGAAGAGTTGGCTATGCAGACAACTGGGTTGCAAATGGAACTGTATCGGCATCTAGCACGGCATCCACACTGGTAGCGACCACTGCAATCTTTAACGCTTCTATGGTTGGGCTAACGGTAAACAATAGCACTGATAGTGTTAGTGCAGTAATTACAGCATTTACCAGTACTACAACCGTAACAGTAGATGTAGTGATTGGAGATACTTGGGACGGCAACAGTATTTTTGTACTAGGCAAAGAGTTTAGTTTTGGGGGAGATGGGAGTGATATATGGATGATCGAAACTGTAGCGGCTAAATATAGTGATACTGCGACATATAAAACAATCTTTAGTAAGGGTCTTAAGCACGATATATACCAACAGGGTAATGAGTCAGGGTCGGATGGTTATCCTGTATTTTACACAACTAATCTCACGGTAAATGGTATTGATGTTTTAGGAATAGGAATAGAACCAAGGTTTAAATCAAAAATATCTCAGGCATTTGAAATAAACTACATACAATTACCAGCAGCGATGACTGATGCTTCCACGTTGAGGATACCTCATCTAGATCTGGCTTTAATTGATGCTATGGTCAGCCGAGGATACGACTTGAAACAAGATAGTAAAAGAGCGCAGATGTGGTGGGATAGGTATGAAAAGAAAAGAATGGATGCATTTATTAGATATGCTCCTAACTCATTTAATCCCACGATGGGAACAGCTCTACCTAGGCACATAAGTGCTATAGCAAGGAGAACAAGATAATGGCTAATCTTTACCAATTAATAAGGGACGTATCAGGTAAGGCCCAACTCAAGGGGGGGACAGACTATGCTAAGCAAAAAGAACTATACTCACGTCTTGGCTCGCCTCAAGGAAATTACGCAGGTACAAGGGGTCAGAATATGTTCTTATTGCAACAGATTGCTAAGGGTAATTTCGGGCTAGGTCAAGCAGCGCCTGCGGCTCCTCAACAAGCAGGTACTCAAGCACTTGCAGGTACGGCGCCACAATTGAGAAAATCCTTCAATGAGGTTCTACCATTCGATACCGTCTTTAATGATAACTTGGTGACTGGATTAGCTGAGTCTCAGATAAATCCAGAGATACAAAGACAGTCTTACGACTCCATGAACAACTTGAATCGTAATCTTGCGCAGAGTGGCGCTTATAGAACTGGTGGTGCTAATTATCAACGAGGATCATTATCAGACGCGTATGAAAGGCAGAGGAAGGAGCAAGTGGGACAATTCTCTGGACAGATTAAGAACTACGCAACAGATTGGTATAATAGACAATACGAGGACTACAACAAGAATCCAGCTATGTTTGCGATGCCTTCTGTACCCTCTGCAAATGAGTTCTTAAAGACTAATCCAGGGTTAGCGCAACAGTATAATCAACAAACCAGTGCTCCAACTACTTATACTAATCCATATAAATTCTAAAGATGCCAAACACACAACAGGAATATAACGACACTAGATCTCAGGCTGATAATGTTTTCAAGCAATACCAATCAATGGGGGATTTGCCAGATTTTAAGAACCAAATAACACAGCTATACGACACTCCAGTCTTGAGACCACTAGTAAACGAAAGGGCGGGACTTGAGTCTCAATACTTACCATCTCTATTTGATCCATTTACAAAGATGGGAACTGGGGCATCTGATATGTCACCTGCTGCTAAATTGTCATTATTGGGTGGTTCTCTTGGTAGACTGACTAGTCGCATTGGTGCTAATCAGGGTATACAAAACTACTATGGCGCGCAGATCGACAACCTAGCTGAGACTGAGAGAGGGAAGTTCCAAGATAAGAGGCAGAATTTTATGACTCAGTACGATGTACTAAACAACAGAGCAGGGCAACTACAACAACAGCTACAGTCACAGAGGGCAAGGGCAGCTCAGAATAATTCAGCAAGAACTCAGGCAGACCAATATAGAAGGATGCAGGAGATAATAGCAGAAAGAAACAGACGGTCTGGACTAATAGACCAAGGTCGTAATGCGCAAGGGATTGCCGAACAAGCAGCAGCACAACAAGGGGCGATGAGTGGAGGCAATGGGGCGGCTGATGCAATGGGGAATCCAATGTACCAGACTATTGCTGGTCTTAGGGCAGGACAAAGAAACGCAGCTGATATTTACAGCCAGTATAGTGGGGGTAGGAGCATGGGTAATGGTTTGGCGGATCGCGCTCGTGCCTTCATCGCTGACCCTGGCTCTGCAGCTAGGGCGAACATAGAGGGCTCTCTTGACTTTCTTAGAGGCACTGTTCCAGATAAATTTTACGATAGAGCATATTAAACTATGGCAAGACCCACAAGACCAGATTACGGACTTCTTGGTAACTTAGCAGATGGGATAATTAGACCATTAGTAGATCCATTTCTATCTATGGCTGAATTTGCAAATGCAGGTATTTACGCAGCTGGGGATGGGAAGATAAGCGGTTATAAGCCAAGGTTCCAATACGATGATTTATATACCGACCCTGTAGGGACTGGTGTTAGACAAACTGCAGGGTTTGGGGCTTCATTATTACCTGGGACAAAGTTCGGATCTACGGTTGCTGGTTTAGCAGCGAGTGGTGCTGGATCAGGTTTCGCTAACTCCGATTTCGAAGATCCAACTGACATCCTAAGAAATGTTGGAATGGGCGCTGCGATTGGTGGTGTCACTGGTGTTGCCTCTAAAGCTCTAAGTAAGCAATTTAATAAATTGACACCACGTGGCAGAGCAGCGAACGCACTGCGGAATGCTGGTCTAATAGATGACGCTGGTAATACAATTAATAACACAGGCGGTAAAGGTGTTATTAAAGCATCTGGCGATAAGTACAACTCTTTACTGGAGGGTATTGGTCGTATAGATGATCCAGAGCAACAGAAGTTATTAGCTTCGCAATTCTTGAACTACACACCTAATAATGCAAAGTTAACTAATAGTTCCGATGCAATCGCTAGGAGTATATATGGGGCCGACGAGGCATTGCTTGGCAATGAGAGTAGAGGGGTTGGACAGAAACTGATTAACCAAGGACGCGATATGCAATACAGGGGTAGTGGTCTTGGGTTCTCATCTAAGCGAGGGTTAGACTTTACTGGAGCCTACAAAGGCGACACGAAAGCCCTTGATAAGATGTATAAATTAACAGGGGCTGGCGATAAGGGGATAGGACCAGAAACGATAAGTAAATTGGCCGAGGGAATGGGTAACCTGAGAGATAATGAACTTGCAGGATTGACAATTAATTCTAATATAAACGACTTAGTCGACGAGGTGGCACCTAGAGTTGCAAAACTACAAGGAATACAACTGTCAAAGACTAGGGGGTTAGTTAGAGATGCTTTGATAAATTCTGTAGAAATACCTGACTCTATACTGAGGAATGCGGACGCTTACACTAACAGCCGAGTACCACTGTCTGCAGGCGATTTCCACGATCTCTCTATCCAATTCGGGCCGATGGCTCGCAAGGTCGCAAGGAGTGTTAATCCAGTCTCAAATGAGGCTCAGATCTCAAAAGTAATTAGTGATGTATCTAAAGGCAAACTTAAAGCAGCATCTCCATTATACAAAGATATTAACCGAGCGTACGTAGCTTTATATGATCAGCTACCTGGTATGGTAAAAGCTGCGAATAGGGGGCAGATATCAGTTACAGGCGGACGAGCAGAGTTACTAGCACAGGCCCAACCGTTTCTAGAAAGAACTGCAGGAAGAGGTATGGAGAAAGTCGGTAAGGTCCTGTCTGGGATGGGAGACAGTAACTTGATTAATAAGACGAGTGATGTACTATCAAATCAAGCAGCTAAGCCACTCTTAAATTCGGCTTTAATTAATACTTTAACTAGATCTGGAGAAAACATGGGACCACAAGACCAAGATAGTTTAGACATGGGTTATATGGAGGATGGGCAATCAGATCCACGTGCAGCATTAAATAGTATTAACTCAGCAGGGGGGACACAGATGACTCCTGATCTGGTTATGGAATTTATCAATGCTGGAATAGATCCGAAGAATATCCAGGGATTTATGAGCCTGCAGTCTGCATTCGAGCCTGCTAAAGCTAGGTCACTGAGTGCTAATGCGCAGTCGCAATTAAACGACATACAGACAACAGATCGTGATCTGCAAGGCTTGCAACAAGACATCACTGGACAGTACGCCAATAGATTCGGACCAATCCAAGGTGGCATCTTGGGAGACTTAATCGGGAATCTGGGACTAGATCCTGAAGGGGATGCATTAAGGATGCGGATAGGTCTACTTTCTCAGAATGTTGCCAAATCTGCAGAAGGTGGTAGGGTAACAGATAAAGATAGGGAATACTATTTGAGTCTACTACCTAGTCGGAGAGATAATCCTGCAAATGCGCTCGCAAAGACTACATCTCTAAGAGAGATGTTAGCTAATAGATACCAGAATACATCGCGAGGATTTCAAGGAGCAGGGTATGACATAGGTGATCAATATGGCAATTAAACGATTAAACAATCTATCAGGCACTATGAATCAACATAGTGCTCCCAACTTACTTAGAGATCAAGACTCTGAGTTAGCGATCAATCTATCGCAAGATGAAGACGGGGCTATTGCGACAAGGGCGGGCTCAGACAGATACCTAACACAGATCTCTGGTACCACACCTGTTAGGGGGTTACATATGTTCGAGAAGCCTGACCGAACATTCTATCTCCATTGGGTTTATGGGGGTAATCTGTATGTGGATATTAGCGGTGCTTGGGTAGCACAAGCTAGCAGTGAATGGAGTAATACCTCAGAGATTTCTATGGTGAACTTTATAGATAGACACTACATGGCCTCATCAGCTGCTGGAGAGTACGTTAGATGGTTCACAGAAACAGGTTCACGCACTTACGTTAAAGTTATTTCGACAACAGTCTCATCTGCCTCTACTGCTAGTACACTAGTAGCGACAACGACAATATTTAGTAGTGGGATGGTGGGGATGAAGGTATTTAATACAACCGACGCTAGCTCGGCTATTATAACCGCATATACAGACCCTAACATAGTCACTCTAGATACTGCGATAGGCGACACGTGGGATGGTGATAATATCGAGATAAGACTTGAAGCAAAGTATTTAGCAGTCAACGGTGGCTATATGCTAGGAGTCGGTGGTACCACTTATCCTAGGAGAGGCTATTTTACTAATCTAGATTCTGATAAAGTTTCGGTTGCAACTGATTATTTTATATTCTCCTCACTTCCAACTGGGGTTACCGCCTTTGGTAATGGTAGACCTTTTGTTGTTTTCTATGAGAACGGCTATATGACAGCTGATCCAGCCACCTTGTTTACAAATGAAGTAGAAGGGTTTGGGTGCGTTTCGCATAAGTCGATAGCCGTTCTCAACGGTAATATTATGTATTTGGGCAGAGACGCTTTTTATATGCTGGCTCCAAACACTACACATCCAGAAAAAATGAGTTTGCCTATCTCCAACGACGTGACTGGAGATGCTATCTTTAACAAGATTGATACCGCTAACTTTGAGGTAATAGGCGCTGTGGCGACAGAGGATAGATACTACTGTGCTTTAAGAAGTCTAACAGGGACTGTTAAGGGGCAGACACTTAGTTACGCGCTAGTTGAATTTGATTATAACCAGAAAAACTGGAAAGTCGACACGTTTAATGCTGCTCAACTGGCACCTTTCTTGACTAGGTATATAACTGGAGGGAAGAAGGTAGTAATTGGTGGCAGTCTAACAAGTGGCACTGTCCATAAATTGTTCCAGGTCGGTACGTTCACAGATGATCAGGCTGATGGGCAGATTGCAGCGTACACGTCTTTATATAGGACTAAGCACTTTGTGCTAAGTAGTAGGACAGAGGGAAGTTTTGCCATGAACGAGATATCCACTTTAGAATTTAAATATTACTCTTCAGTACCTATATCTGTAAAAGTAGCTCTAGATGGCTCACACAGTTACGCAACACTATCCTCCCTCCCTGCGGCTACAACTAATCGATACGAACATGCGTCGGTTTTATTTGGTGGTAATGCTCGAACTATAAGCATTGAGTTGAGTTGGACGGGTGAAGCGAGAATTTACGAGATACAGATTAACCATGAATCTTTAGATATAGTTGATCTGAAAGCCCTCTAATGGCCATAAATGACATATCCGAGGCTGGTTTTGATGAACTATTAAGAAAGGAGACACCGAACGGGTCGCTAGTTCATAATAGAAATGAATTCCAACCAGAAGGGTATAGGAGCTTAGCGAATACTCTAATTTACGATGAGATAATTAAACACACCCTCTCAGCAAGTTTTACGGGGTCTGCTGACATTCCCTATAAGAACCAAAACTATAACAAGTCCCCTACTGCTATAGGTTTTATGGGCTATCACAATGGGTCTAAATTCAATACGTATAAGTTACCATTTTACGAGACTGCGGACGTAGGATTTCCGCCTAACTTTTTGTTAATATTTTTATACGCTAGGATAATTCCATTTAAAAGATATGTAAGCGTGCAAATCGATTCGGAATATGATCCACCTAACAAATTTGAGTTTGAGATTTACATTATAAACACAAAGACATAGAGACAATAGAATGCCTGATCTAACAACGCACAACATTAATCCAGAACTAAATAAGTACTTATTTAATTCAATCGCTATTGACGAGATCTTAGACGTAACTGTTTCACTTGCTCTGTCTACTTATTATTTTGAAGGTACTGCAACTATTCCTTTTAGGAAAGGAGAGAAGAGAAAAACTCCGCAAGTTATTGGTTTATGGAGAAACCCTAACGGAAGAACTGACTGCAATGCGTTTGTGCCTCATGTTGAGTTCCAGGTGAATGGAATGGTTTATGCAACATCGATTAATTCTTCGGTCGACATAAACCCATCCACCTCAGATGTCACGGTTGTGGTTAGAACTTATTTTACTAGTAACGAGGCAAGGTTTACTTTATTTGTATTAAAAGATAGAGGAGCTCAACTTGCAAGACAATAATGCATTAGTACTACAGTCTTTGGTACCTGAAGAATTGGCAAGATACGGCGATGCGTTTATTATTAACGAGACAATACCATTTACCGTTGATGTATCTACTGAGCCCCCGCCATGGGGCACCTTCTACAGAGGAACTAAAGATGTTTACTTTAAAAGGCCTTTTAAAAGTCCTCCCCTTACATTTTGCTTCGTGGAATATGAGGATAGTAGCCAACAATTGTCTTACGCTAATATTATACTTGTCGGTGGGGGGGACTGGGCCATTACTTCCTCGTTCAGTTATCTAATATTTCCCGATAGGATACAGGTATACGTTGCCCATTTTGCGATCGTGACTTTTAATCTAGTTGCGGTAGTTGTTGAATACAAACTGCCAAGTCAGATTAAGAATAACTGATAAAGATTAACTAGGATGTCAAGTACCTACAAATAGTGTAAGCTGGTAATATAGACGAGATAACTTAATTGAAGAATAGTAAGTTCTAGATGATAACCATAACCGAAAGAGTAGCAGTCGTTGAGTCTAATTATAAGCATCTAAGCAAAGCAATCGATGAGCTAAAGGTTAATGTAGACGAGAGGTTTGACAGGTCTGAGGAAACGCAACAGGGGATTTTAGACAAGATTGTTAGTTTAAGTGACTTAGTTGGGCAGCGTCTATCTAAGTTAGAGTTCCAGGACAAGGTTAGGGCAGAGGAATTACTTTTACAACGTAAAGATGCTGTCCAAGCACTTGCAAAGATACACGAGATGTCCGAATTTATCGACGAATTGAAATTTGTCCAAAAATATTGGCGTGTATTCGCAATTGGCGGCATAGTATTATTAGTAATAGAATTTGGGGCAATACTAGTTTTATTCGATAATTATAGAAAAATACTCCAGACATGAAACTAGGCAATTTAATACAAGGTAATGTCCTAGTTCTTACCCAGCGAACGCACGGCGTTAATCAAAATAATCATGCGCTTGATATATCCTCCAGGTTCGGCGCTGGCATAGCGCCTGCTGAAGGCCGCTTCTTATCTGAGTATAAAGGATCGGGGGCAACCGACGATGATGATGCCTTTCTGTGGGGTAAGCCTGAGGATGGGTGGGTAATTCAGTTTACACACTCGCGCTGTATAAACAGGGGGAATGTAACTAGGGGGACTAGGTTATTTGATACGACAACGAACCACTACCACATTGCGTTAATGGAGAATCCAAAAGCGTGGGCTGGCGGATTGCCTAAAGGTGGCACTTGGCGTGTAATTATCGACTATATGGATCGTAGCCTAGGGCTTGGCTGGCTAACTCCCAGTGGTAAGCATCCAGTCTGGACCAGTTGGGGGACATACACAGATAGGCATTTGCGCCCCCTGGCGAAAGTGGTAGAATATGAAATGGTAGGATTGCAATTTCCTGTAAAGTGCGTTACTACAAACACAACAGATATGAACGTTCGAAAAGAGCCGAGCACTAAATCCGAATCGATTCGCAAGGTAGCACCTAACACCCCGTTTGAAACACGCACACTCTCATCAGGCGAGGCAATAGACGGTGTTAGCACTTGGTATTTTATGGGCGATGGCTGGGTATCTGGGCGCTATGTGAATCAAATACCTTCTACAAATAACGAACAACTAGAGAAAGATCTAGTCGAAACAAAGGCGCAGGTTACTACACTTAATCAGGAAAGGCAAGTATTAGAGACTAAGAATTTAGCGCTTGTAACTGAAATAGATTTACTAAAACCAATTGTAGAAGCACTTAAGTTAGTTAATAATACAAAGTAATGAATAATATAGAAGTTCTAGTGTCACTTTTGGGCGGTGTGTTTGTGCCACCTGTGATAGATTTTATTAGAATTAGATTAAACATAACTGACAGCAAACAAGCAGTAGCATTAACTTACTTGATTAGTTTCTTATTTGGTTACTTAGCCACATTTGCATCTGCAACACCAGCTACATTTAGCACGATCTTTATTAACGGCCTTGCAGTGTACGCAGCAACACAACTAGCTTTTAAAGGCCTCGGATATGATAAGAGTGCGATTAGAAAAGATTTAGCAGGTAGTGCGAGCGATCCAGAACAGTCCGATAAAGATAACAACGATGATAGTGTGGGTTGAGTTACTTTAAGGTTACGAGATTATTTTAAAAGATTTAACTATGTCCTTATTCGGAGATTTAAACGAAGTTAGGCTTCTTGGTAATATTACTCAAGATATTGAGCTAAGATTCACACCAAGCGGCGCCGCAGTAGCTAATTTTAGCATTGCTACTAACCGTCGTTTTAAACAAGGTGAAGAATGGAAGGATGAGAGTGAATTTCACAATATTGTAGTATGGAGCAATCTGGCACAACAGTTAATGCAAAGAGCTAAGAAAGGAACTAGGGTAATGGTTGTAGGACGGTTACAAACTCGTAGTTGGGAGCAACAAGGACAGAAGAAGTATAAGACTGAGATTATAGCTGATGATGTATTCTTAATTGATAGATATGAACGTGGCAAATCAGATACTGCAACACCAGCTACTAGAGAAAATAATAATCCTTTCTTGAATACTGGCGTAAGTGATGTGAGCCAGATTGACCCTGCAGATTTACCATTTTAGTCTCGATGTGGGTTAATTAACTTATTAACGACTAGACATTTTAAAACGTCTTCTTAAAGATCCAGACTTAGGTTCTAAAATTGGTGTTTCCTGTTTAACGTGCTTTACTATATTTATTATTCTTTTCTTCTAATGGATTTACTAGCTGTTATTGTTGTCTTAGTGGTTATATTCTTAGTGTTCGGTGGTAGCCTGGTATTTTCTACAGACCTGCTATTTAAGATCTTATTAGTGATCCTTCTTACAGCAGTAGGCGTCTGGGTGATTAGATATCTCAGAACTAGCAGGCCTTAGACTTTAGATAACAGGCTTTTTTGCCTGTTTAATAGTCCCTAGTCTTTTCCAGTTAAATACTCCTAACTCCCCATTCTGGCAACTCTGCAGTGTCTGTCATAGCTGCTTTCCTAAATTGATAATCGACCCTACTTCATCCATGTTTTTTCGTGTTATTTTTCGTTTAATTTCTTCTAGGCGTATTTTGTCTTCACAACTTGTGATAAATGTTTCGCTTGCTTTCTTAGTGATGTCTTTCAATGTAATACAAAACACCTTCTTTTCTCTTGGACAGTAAAACAATTCACCGTTTAACCATCCATTTTCTACGACTTCAAGATAGTCACCACACTTTGGGCAATAAACTTTACTACCTCTTTCAGTTAGATTTTCATATCCGCTATATTCTTTCATAATTTAGTCCTTTTTAGTTAGATTCTCTATCTATAATCTTATCAACACAATGAATACCCGCAAGCTTTCCACAACCAGAACACTTCCAGCTCATCATCAATTTTTCTTCTTTATAAAAACTGTATGGCACACCATAATTCCAACCAAGCCAGTGTGCTATTTTATGTATCATTTTTGTCATAAGTTATTCCTTCAATGTAATATCTAGCGGTTCTTCTACTATTTTTATTACGTGGTCATCAAATAATTGTGGCAATATAAAAATCAAAGCGTTCATTTGCTCGTTATTGAGAGCAACTTGGTGGGTTTTGTTTTTATTACTAATCAAAACAACACAAATTTGTTTGCCTTTTTTCCAGATAAGTTCTTTTGTGTCTGTCATAGGTTGTATTTTCATGTGGTTAATAATCCCCCTATACAGGCTTTTTCACCTGTTTAATAGTCCCTAGTCTTTTCCAATTAAATACCCCCTAAAATACTTCTTACCTGCTTGGCGGTCATAGTAAGTGGCACATCGTAGTCGTTGAACACTTGTAGTAGCTCGAGTAGGAGTTTTGATCTTTCTTCTGCCTTGGCTTGGGCTAGTTCATCGGCAAATAATTTCCAAAGTTGAATAGACAGGTGATCTTCAAAATTACCATCTTCGGGGTCTATGGTTGGCTCTAGCATGTTAAATTTTAATATCTCTATAAACTTTTCTTTTAATTTTTTGTCTGTCATAGGTTGTATTTTCATGTGGTTAATAATCCCCCTATAAATGTTTTTGTCTTTTCCGACTGAGCATTAAAGTCGTCTTCAGATAAGTTCCAGAATACATTTTTATAGACTGGGTTTTCTGACCAAACCTGAAATTCTCCTTTTGAATTGATTGCAACTGGTGTGTCTGGATTTTTCCATTCGGTATATTTTGTATCTATCGCCAACAAAACCACTGCTAGTGTGATAGGCTTGCCAAGGGTGTTTATGTTATCAAAATAATATCCATCTTCATACGCTATCAATTCTCCCTTTTCGTCATATGCTTTTTTAGGGCCAAAATTAAGGTGGTAAGTTCTTATAAAATCTTCTTGATTAAAATAACCAAAATCAATTTCAAAACATCTAACACTGCAACCCTCTTGCAATTCCATAACACTTGGCACTAATTCCTGTATTCGTTTTATTGTTTCTTCGTGTGTCATAGTTTAGCCCTTTTTGGTTAATGATTCGTCTACTAGAGATGAGATGATATGTTTACAAGTATCGATATCACTTTCTCCTATGTGTATCTCTTTGCCGTCTCCTTGCTTCCGATAAAACTCTTCTTGCTTCTGATAGATCTCTATAATATGCTTACTTGTTATGCGGTCTAACAAACTAGGTTTATACGATATACCTTCATTAGTAATTATGGCCATGTGTTTTCCTAACAATTAAATTAATTAACTAAAAAGCTGAGTATATGTGCAGCCACATCACAGTTAAAAGCATTACCAAGCATTTTGTAGCGTTGGGTGTTGCTTACTCCTTCGGTGTAGTTGTCAGGTACGCCCTGTAGTCGTTCGCACTCGATAGGTGTTAGTTTTCGGATCTGAGTGTCTATTCTTACCATACTATCAGTCTGCACTGTTGTCATTGCGTTCGCTTTACCAGTTCCATTGTATTCTGGTTTCTTACCCTCTCCGCGATTTCTTAGAGCCACTGGTACTGCATACAACCCAGTTTTTGCACCTCTACCACCACCGAGAGTTGATGACCCTACTGACTTGCCTTCTGAAGAGTAGATACGCTCACCTTGTCCACCTTTGCCGATTTGACCTACTCTCATTAACGACATTCCGTCCTTTTGGATTACAAGTTGCCTTCTTCCTTTTTCAATGTACTGTTTCCAACTAGCACCTTTGGCATAATTTGCATCTATGCAATAACTTTTTAATCTATCACTGTCCCCATTTTCTAAAATATCCTTTAACAATATCCCCCTATCCGCTGGCAATGTTACATTTGGTATATTCGTCCAAAACAATCTTTTCCTGTTCTGTGCTGACACAAGTGCAGCGTTAATCATAATCGGCTCTACTCCGAGAACTTCGGTAATAGTAGCCTTTGCTTCTTTTGGCATGCTGTTTACATTCTCAAGTATAAAATACTTTGGTTTTACTTCCTGTAAGATACGCACATACTCCCGGAATAAACCAGAACGGGCTCCGTCTAGTCCTTTACGGTCTTTCTTTGCTATTGATAGGTCTTGGCAAGGTGAGCCACCAATCAGGAGGTCTATGTAAATTGGCTCGTTAGTAGGACTTGGTGTGTCCCAAGCAACTTCTGTCACACTCCCCATCTGCACAATATCAGGATAGTTCTTTGCTGATATTTGCATGGCGTACTTATCAACCTCACTAGCATAATACGCTTCCACGGGTACCCCTGCTCTTTCTAAAGCTACTCTTGCACATGATATTCCATCAAACAAACTTAGTATTTTCATTTTATTGTTTCTTCGTGTGTCATAGTTTAGCCCTTTTTAGTTAGTTTAATCTCTTTTAATTTCGTCTTTATGTTTTGTGTACATTTCATTTAACTCCGTCATATAGTAAATTCCGAAATCATATCCATGATGTTTCAATGTGTAGTTCATTATTTTGCTCATTTGATGCCAATACCATGATATTATTTTGTCTTTTAATGTTTCTTTTCCCATATTTGTTTTTTGTAATAATTAATTAATAATCCCCCTATACAGGCTTTTTTGCCTGTTTAGTAGCCCCTAGTTTTTCCAGAATAAGCCCATCAATCCAGCCAATAACCCCATCAATACTATCTGACATATTGTGTGTGTAAAGGTTAACTAGCTTCCTAGATAACTCCATCTTTTCGTCTGCTGTCATGATTTTTCACTTTTCTTAAATACTATTGAACTTTGCAGTTTAGCCTTCTTTGGTTTAGCACTTAAAATCCTCTCTGACTTACCCCCAAGGCCGTCATTTAATACCATACATCCTATCATTACTAGGTTATCGGCTAATTCTAGCTTCCTTGTTCGTGACTGGGATGATACGAAATCCATAAACATTGCTGTAATTTGTTCGACTGTTGCGTGACTTACAGACTTATTAGGCTTATTGTTTTTAGGTACCGCTATTTCAAGATTTAAAAACGCTTTAATATTACCTTTACCTAATTCTTGCATCTGGTAATTATAAAACTGTTTCCTCATGTCCACATTGCTCTGCACTTTTGTGCCATACACCAAACGCCAGATCTTTGCAAAGATACTCATTGCTATTAAATAATAAACTAAAATAATTAATTTCGCTTAGCTTGGCTAAGCAGTGTTAGTAACATCTTTGTTTCCTCGTTGATACCCATCGCGTCAACCGCTAGTTCTCTATTTGCGTATTGGTGGAAAAAATCATCACCCTCTACCTTTTTAAGTAGTGGGAATGTAAAGAAATACTGTCTATTATCCTCTGGGTTTGGTACTAACTCGATCCTATGCCCTAGCACTTTTAAAGCCGCTGCGAAACCTACGTCAGTTGTCTTGTAACCATCCCAATTTGAGAATTGATCCATGTTTATTTCCTAGTAATTAAGTAGAATAATAGCGCAAAGGTAAATATAAGGTTGATAATCATCATTGCTAGATAAATATTCAAAGCCCTCAACCTTGACTTGTTGTTTTGTCTGGATTTCTTAATAGTTGTATTCATTATGTTATACGTTAATTATAGATTACCCACTGCGCTTTGTCAAGTTTTAAACCCTAACAGGCAGGGTAATTGCTTACCCTTGCTAGCGTGCCTGTTAGTTTGCTGTCGAAGTCGGTTTAACCCGCCGTTCTAGCCCCATATAGACTGCGTTTCAACATAACTAGAACGCCTTAAATCGCAGCACGTTGCAACGTGTTAGTAGGACTAAACGACGTTGCAAACTGCTAAGATATAAGATCCTTTAGTCCACATGCCACAATCGCCGAGTCGAACTCGTCAGGATTGCAAAGCATTGCCAGGCAATCCACGAAAAAACCTAGTGTCAATTCACCTTGTTGGTACATATCAAAATGCTCTTGTATTGCTGTATACCGTGCTATTTCAGCAACTTTAAAACTTGGATTTCCTTCCATAATTTTAATCAGCTAAATTTAAATATTTAACATCGCTCCCCTCAAATGCGTACACATCGCTCCCATCATATGCTTTCACATAACTCCCCGCATGTGCGACCACATAACTCCCCTCATATGCTTTCACATAACTCCCATCAAATGCTTTCACATCGCTACCCTTAAATGCTTTGACAGAACTCCCTGCAAATGCGTACACAATACTTCCATTATGTGCTTCCACGACACTGCCCCCATATGCGTACACAACACTATCCTCATTTGCGTCTACAAAAC